GAATATTCTATTGTCCATACGTTCCACTACAAATGGTGAGAGCTGTTGGTCAAGACTCGTTCCAACCAAAAATTGGTTTCAAAACACGTTACGGAATCCAAGCAAATCCATTTGCTGAAGCTGGCGCTACAGACGCTAACGCAGCTATCAATGGTGCTGGTTCTGCTAACGCAAACAGATACTACAGAAAAGTTCAAGTTATTAACTTGATGTAATCTGCTTGTTACTTTTTAGTAACACAATTAAAGGGACGGTCTAAACAACCGTCCCTTTTTTTTTGACAATTACAATGATTATAAAAGTATCTAAAGATAAAATTACATTTAAAAACGCTTCTCTAAGAACAGAAGAAGGTAGAAATAAACAAAAAAACGGTGAATTTTATAAAAAAATTAAAATTAGCATGGAAAAACATGGTATGATTAATCCTTTAATTTGCATTAAAGATGATGATATGTATAAAATATGCCTTGGTATGAAAAGATTTATTATAGGATGCGATTTAGGAATGCAAGAATTTGATGTTAAAGTTATACCCAATATAGATGGTTCTAATGATGTAGTTTCTTTAGAAGAAGTTAAGTTGTTAAAAGAAGAAAATTTAAAATTTAAACCAACTGATGCAGACAATGATTACTATAAGTTTATGAATAGTAAAAACACGTCTTTATAGATTAATAAATAGTACTATGACAACTATAAATTCATATTCAAGGCAACCTACAAAACTGGATTACGCCAGCCCAACTCAATTTAAATTTAATATTATCAAGTTACCAAAAGTAGAGTACTTTTGTACGGCTATTAATATTCCTGGTATTACTATTAACTTTGTAGAACAACAAACACCTTTAAAAGATATACCAATGCCTGGTGAAAAACTTAAATATGGTGATTTGCAAATGTCATTTATTGTAGATGAAAATTTAGAAAACTACCAAGAAATTCACGGTTGGTTGGTAGGTTTAGGATTTCCCGATGGATATAGCGATTATGATTCACTAATGCAAGCAGGAAAAGATAGATTTCCAACAAGCAAATCAGAAGTGAGTAGAGAGATAGGAAAAATAAGATACCCTGCTCCATCACAAGGGGCCGCAATGTCCGACGCAACCCTATTGATACTTACAAACAAAAACAATCCTGTCGTAGAAGTAAGATTTAAAGATGTTTTTCCTGTTAGTTTAGGAGGATTACAATATAATCAACAGGCCACAGATGTTAATTACTTAACGGTTGATGTTGTTTTTAAATATTGTATATACAATTTTGCAAGTGTAAATGCACCGACAACAACCAAGATTACCACCTAGACTTGATTTTTAAATAGTTTTGTGATATAGTTATATTATGGATTTAGAACAATTACAATTAGAAGCAGATAAAGACCTTAAAATTAATGATACTGAATTAGATTTAGAATCATTAAAAACTCCACAATTGCATAACAAGTATATGAAACATTATACTAAGTTTAAATTACTTCTTACACGGACTGAAGATGAGTTAAGAACTATTAAACGTGATAAGTGGGAATATTATACTGGTAAGGCCGACCCGAGTGTGTATCAGGCTAAACCTTTTGACTTAAAAATTATGCGAACTGATATTGACAAATATTTAGAAGCAGATGAAGATATACAAAGATTGTCACAAAAGGTGGCCTACTTAGTTACAGTTGTGGATTTTTTAGATCGTACATTAAGAGTTGTCGTTAACAGAACATACACTATAAAAAATGCCATAGAGTGGCGTAGATTTACAAGTGGTGCTGTATAATGTACTTAGAAAATAATCATTGTATTTCTAATGGATATTTTGATAGAAAATACTGTGATGAAATTATTTCTCAAGCAGAAACATCTAAACTTCATATGGCCAAAATACAAGATGGTTTGGATATAAACAGAAAATCAAAAATTACTTGGTTAACAAATGATAAATTAAATAAAGATATAAACGAAATTATTTTAGATCATAATAAAAAGGCCAAATGGAATTTTGTTTTAAAAGAATTTGAACCTCTACAATATACAGTTTATGAAACAAATGACCATTATGATTGGCATATAGATAGTCATAGTAAACCATACCCTAATGGTTACATAAGAAAAATAAGTTTTACATTATGTTTAAATGAAGATTATGAAGGAGGCGAATTTGAAATATCTAAACCAAATCCAAAACCAGAAAAACATATTAATACTAAGTTTAACGATAAGTTTACATTAGGAACAGTTATATCATTTCCATCTTTTGTTTGGCATAAAGTAAATCCTGTCACAAGTGGAACAAGAAAAGTATTAGTAGGTTGGTCAGTAGGTCCTCAATTTATTTAATACGTATGACACTTACCAAATATATTATCATAGATAAGAAAAACGAAGTCTATCTTAAAATAGAAGCTGATGATTCTATACGTAGAGATTTAGGTGAGTATTTTACCTTTGAAGTTCCTGGTTATAGATTTACACCACAATTTAGAAATAGAGTATGGGACGGTAAGATAAGATTGTTTTCTTATGCAACTGGCCAGATTTATGCCGGTTTATATCCTTATATTGTTAAATGGTGTGAAGATAATAAAATACAAATTGTTGATGGTACAAAAATAAAAGATATATCAGTAGATGAAACGTTAGTAAATAAGTTTATAACTAATTTAAAAGTGCCTATGGAGTTAAGAGATTACCAGAAACAGGCCTTTATTCACGCTCTACAAAAGAATCGTTGTTTATTATTATCACCTACGGCCTCTGGTAAGTCTTTAATAGTTTATCTATTAGTCAGATTTAATCTATTAAGATTAAAAGAAAAAACAAATAATAAAATATTGATTATTGTTCCGACTACTTCTTTAGTAGAACAGCTATATAAAGATTTTGAAGATTATGGTTGGAATCCTGATAAGTATGTACACAAAATTTATCAAGGTCACGAGAAAGAAACAAATAAGAATGTAATCATATCTACTTGGCAATCAATATATAATCTACCTAAAAAATGGTTTAAGTCTTTTGGTATGGTCATTGGTGATGAGTGTCATTTATTTAAGGCCGTTTCTTTAAGTAAGATTATGACTAAACTAGAAGATTGTAAATATAGAATAGGTCTTACAGGTACTTTAGATGGTACTAAGACTAACAAGTTGGTTTTAGAAGGCCTGTTTGGTGTTGTTAATAAAGTTACATCAACTTCTGAATTACAAGAGAAGAAACAACTGGCCGATTTAAAAATTATATGTTTAATACTTCAACACGATAAAAATTCTAAACACTTTTTAAAAGATAAGAGTTACCAAGAAGAAATGGATTTTCTAGTTTCAAATGAAAGAAGAAATAAGTATATTCGTAATCTATGTTTAAATTTACAAGGCAATTCTTTAGTGTTATTTCAATACGTAGAAAAACACGGTGTTATATTAAAACAACTCATAGAGAATAAAGCTGAAGATAGAAAAATATTTTTCGTTTATGGTGGTGTAGAAGCCGAAGAAAGAGAAAAGATAAGATTCATAACTGAGAAATCAGATAACGCAATTATAATCGCCAGTTACGGAACGTTTAGCACTGGTATTAATATAAGAAATTTACATAATATAGTTTTTGCATCGCCGTCAAAATCTCGTATTCGTAATTTACAATCTATTGGTCGTGGCCTTCGTTTGAAAGATAATAATTCTTCTGCCACGCTTTATGATATATCAGATGATCTTTCTTACAATGGAAAAGAGAATTATACACTACAACACTTTAGAGAAAGAATAAATATATACACAAGCGAAAACTTTAACTACGAAATACATAACATAGAATTAAACAATGGAACAGATAAGAATAATAAAACTCATTAACGGAGATGACATTGTTTGCCGTCTGTCTAAAGATCAATTACCAGAGAAGTCTACTCTATTACGTATTGATAGGCCGTTACAAATTAAATACATATCTCAATTAACAGCAAGAGGTCTTAAAGATTATATCGCATTAATTAAATGGACAGCCTATACGAATGATACAATAATATCTATACCAAAAGATAAGATTATGACTATAACAATGGCCACTGAAGAAATGACCAAAAGTTATTTAGATGTGGCTTTAAAATATGATAGAATAAAAGTGCCGAAACAAGGTGATTATGAACCTGAACAATTGAACAAGGAAGATAATGATGAATTTAATGAACTGTGGGACGATTTTAGAGATACTAGGAAAACACTCCATTAGTCTGGAGAATCTTTATCAAAGAGGCTACAAGCCCTATTATACGGATAAAAAGAATAAAGTCAACCCATCCTGGAACCGACTTTTTTCATAGTCTTTGTATAAGTGATTGACAAACAACACAAAGTGTAGTATATTTAAATAATGACAACATCAAAAAAATCAAAAGAACATTACGTAAGTAATAAAGATTTTTTGGCCGCAATGATTGAATATAAAAAAACAGTCAAACAATCGGTTAAAGAAGGCAAAACAAAACCAAGAGTACCTGATTATATCGGCACTTGTTTTTTAAAAATAGCAAATCACTTATCATATAGACCGAATTTTATTAACTATACATTTAGAGATGATATGATTTCTGATGGTATAGAAAACTGTTTACAATACTTAGACAACTTTAATCCTGATAAATCAAATAATCCTTTTGCATACTTTACACAAATTATATATTACGCATTTATAAGAAGAATACAAAAAGAAAAGAAACAAGTAACAATCAAACATAAGATGTTATTAGATTCTAATTTTGATGATATGGCATTACAGCCTGGCGAAGATAGGGAATTTCATAATCAGTTTACAGAATTTTTA